ACATTTCACCTGCACGTTGTGCAAGTGCTTCCGCGTTCTCTTTAATTTGAGCTTCACGTTGACGTCCTGTGACGTCTGTTACTTTTGCTTTTGACACGATTAGTATTCTCCTATTGTTTGTGTTGAAGGGGTGGGTTTTAAGGCCCACCCCCTTAACGGGTTAAATTAGTTGGTTTCTGCTAGAACTACAGACTGATCTGTAATTAGGCCAAGACCATAAATTGCGTACCAAGCAAGCGCATGCTCACGACCGAAGTCAAGAATACCGCCATCGCGGAGCTCAACTGGTAGAGAGATTGCGTGACCGAATGCGTTATCTCCAATGAAGATTGCGCTGTAACGATCCTTGTTACCATTACCTGTCTTTGTTGCTGGGGTTGTGTAACCTCCACCGGTTGGGTAAGAGATTGAACCTGCAGCAATTGCTGTGTCAGCTGAATAGCCTGAACCAGCTCCGCCTACAACCTTTTCGATCTGTGTTGTTTCGATGAATACTGTGTCGTATAGACGACCAATTTCACCTAGCATGAAGTTACCTGGAGCTGCGTACTTTGTTACTTCGATAAACTCTGGGTTATCACGAAGCTTACGGCTCTGGTGTGGGTGAACGAATGCAACATATGTCTCACCAAGGCGAGGAATGTTCTTTGTTGCAAGTGTCTCTACTGCATCCTTAACGGTTGCTGTAGATAGAGCGAACTCACCTGTTAGAGATGCACGGTTTGTACCAGCGGTACCTGTTCCGTACCAGTCATTTGCAGCTGAAAGACCTGAACGGTCATAGCCATAGATAACTGAAGATGCGGCCATGAGTGTGTCACGAGCCTGTCCATCTAGATATAGGGCCATGTTGCGGCCAAGTAGACGTGAGGCTGAAGCCATTACGTCATCAAATGAAGCGTTCAATAGAAGCTCAGATACAGCAATTGCATAGCCATGCTCTGCAACTGTGATTGAGAACTGTTGAGCTGTTAGTGCGTTTGTGGACATACGAACGCCTTCAACGAGTGAACCCGCGAAGCCGAGGTTGTTATAACGCATGAAGTTGATCTGGAGACCAGGTGCAACTCCAAGTTCTGTCTTCTTAACAGCGAACTGTTCGAAGCGTAGAATTGGCATTGACTGGAAAAGAATTTCCTTTGACCAGATAGTCTGAATTGCTTGTGTTAGCTGGCTATTGGAGCCAGAGTATGCTGTAGGTGCTGCGGCTAAATTGCCGGTACCTGTTACGGCTGATGCCATGTCGGTATTACTCCTTAGTTAGATTTAATTAATTCGGTAATTTCTTACCCGAAGATTCCCTTGCCTTGGCCAGATGCGGATTTACCCAACAACTTGCCTCGGTATTTTGCGTATTCAGTAACCGACATTGCGGCAATTTGCTCCGCAGTAAACGAGTTTTGCTCCATATTAGTGTCCATCGGTCCGGTGGGAGGTGCTGTTACGCGACTCCCGGTCATTTCTTTTCTAGCGTTCTGCATAGCAGATTGCGCCGATTCCAGGATCCTTGAAGATCTCTCTCGCAGTCCTGTAATACTATTTTCTATCTCATCAGGTGTGTTTCCTGAAATAAGATCTACTAGCTCAGGCATGATGTTGTCACGCTCATCTTCTAAGCGACGTGTGCGGTACTCACTGAGTTCTGCATACTGACGCTCCCGCTCTAGGAGAGTGAAAGCACGTTCGCGTTCTGCGCGTTCGACTTCCAACTTCTGAGCCCATTCTTTTTCCTTAATTTCAAGAAGCTGACGTATGTCCATTTCGGACTCAGCCTTCTTACGATTCTCTTCCTCAGCAGCAGCTTTTTCAGCTTCCACCTGGGCTACTCGTTCTTCACGATCTTTTTTGAGTAAGTTTACTTCTTCTTTTAAGGAATCGATTTGTGGGTAAAGCTTAGACTTTTCTTGTTCACGTACTCGTCTTAAATCTTCTTCTGTATAAGACTTGTCCGATAAAACATCTGTTTTTACTGGTGTTACTTTTGTTTCGGTTGGTACTGGAATATCAGTAAGAAATGCTTCCTGAGCTTCCGGTGTATCAACTAGGTTCTTTGTTTCAGCCATGCTGTGTCCTTAGGTTTAAGAGGTCGTTGTCCGATTTAGTGCCACGATGACCTGCGGATTGATAGTGGTAATAGGTTTCCAAACTCTTGCGAATTTGTCTGCCTAAACTTATTATTCTGGTTTATCCTCGTCCGGAGTCCTATTCTTAGGAATAGTTGTTCCATAGGCTTTGGTTACCAGATCTACTTGTACTTGTTGGAGTTCTTGTAATACCCCATCTTCCATTGGGCTTACTACTCCAGGCTGACCAGTTGGGCCAGGTCCTACGCCTTCCCCAGGTTTTGAACCAGGGACCATTTCGCCATCAGGAAGCATGCCGGTTAAGGATGCAATCGAGGCTGTAATTTGAGTTTTAATTAGCTCTAGGGCTCCGTCTGCCTTGGCATCTCGGATAAGCTCTGAACGAATTTCTTCTAGTTTTTCATCTGGGAATTCTTCACCAAGTTGACGCAAAGCACCCTCACGACTTTCAAGTCCCATAGCCATCTTTGTTTGAATCTCATTAAGAACAATAAGTTTATCTAAAGGAAGTGGAGGTGGGAAATGAACTTGAGTTTGAAACGTAGTAGGGTCTTGAGGATCAAGTTGAGTCAATTGTTCTGGCTTGATAGGCCCGTTTACTACAGGGTTATAAATAAATACTTCTGGTTCTTTAAACGCTAGCGTTAGTAAAACTAATTCATTGATTCTTTGCATGCCCTCACCGTATTGAATCATCTTCTGTTGATAACGATTCATCAAAGGCTGATATTGAATAGACAAAGCAACGCCTGAAGTATTAGAAATTGGCTGTACTTGTCCTAAAGCAGTTTCAGGAACACCAATCATTTCATGCATAGCTGTCTTAATTATCTTTAGGTATTCCATTGCACCTTGAAGGCCTTGTCCGCCGCCTTCTAGATTAAAGACTTGAGCGTCTTTTGGTAGCCCGCCCCAGACCTTCTTCGGACCTTTTTCAAGGGAAGAGGCCTTAGCACCGGTGATAACTGTAACGGGTGCCGCATGGTAGTTGACAATATCTGCTACATCTGTTGCTACTTCGTTGTAATTACGATTTAGAACAATGATGTCGTGGCAATCAGATAGTCCCCATGGGGATCCGGATACTCGTACGTTAGGGATGTGGATGACGGGCACTACGCCAATAGGGTTTGGACGTGAGTCTATAATTTCGTCGTTAATATATTCTTCAATACGATCATCAGTCAAGATTTCGGTGTAAGTGTATACCTGACGGGTTCCTTCAGCGGAAGTGCCCCAAAAGCGATATTTTAATTTAAAACGGATTAAGCGTGAACGATCATGCGGGTGAAACTCTGGAAAACAGAAAGATGAGTTAAGCGGAAGAATTCTAACTCTTCCAGGATGTACTCTTCCAATAGTGTCTTCAAATCCTTCTTCATAAGCTACTTTAACAAAACAGTCTCCAGAAACTCCGCCTTGCTGTCCCATTTCCCACATAACAGAATGCTTATCGTTATCTGTTTCCCACACACGTTTTAGAACGTCAGGAATGATTGCTTCTGTTGCTGATGGGCTTCGGAAAGATGCTCCACGACCAAATGTAAAGTTAATTATGTAATCTGTAAAAGCTCTATAATAATTGTAAACCATTTGGGACTCACCGATTTCACGGCGGTACGACCAATGGTGACCTAGGTACATTGCCCAGTTAAGCGAATATCTATTTAGTCTTGGTCCATGAACTTCAAATTCTTCATCAGCTAGTTCAACTAAACCTAGAGGAGAAATTGAGATTGTTAAATCGGATGACGCAGCCCTGTAACTGGGAGGTGAAAAATCAATGCCACCGGCCATTATTTATGACTCCCCATCCTAATATTAATTCCCCTTTTACTTTTTGTTTCTTTCCTAATACTAGGTAAGACCGCCCAGCCTCGGAGAAGGGGTACGAGGCTGGGAGGCTTAGCTAGTCTACTGTATTTAATCTGCTACTTGAGCAGGGTTCATGCGTTGATATCTGCCACCTGAACGGATTACCTCTTCAATAACTGTCTGAGAGTGATCTCCGAAGTTACCTTGTGAAAATTCACCGAGATAGGTTGGGGCTTCTACCCATGCGGCTGAGCCAACATGTGCACGTTGTTTCATTGTTTCTTCAGGATATTTTTCCATAACATTTGTGTTGTGGTTTGGACGACCCGCTGGGGTGTCATATCCTTGATCTAATCCCACCTGAAAATCATTTGGGACATCTGTATCAGTTGCAACGCCTTCTTCGAAACGAAGTGGGCCGCGATTGCCTGGCATTGACTCTGCCATTTTTCTTTCGTATGTTGCTCCAACTTTCTCAGGGAACTGAGGGGTTGGGGCAATGTTCTCTACTGCCATTATTTACTCCTTATGCATAGGGATTGAGGGTCCTCGGGTATAAGTCTCCACCCTTAGATTAACTTTTAAATGCTAAATTAAGAAAAAAATGGGGACGCACTTACTTCGACTGTGGGCATAACCATGTCCTGGGTCATGGAGCAGGCGATAGAAAGGGAGTCCACAAAGTCGTCGTGGGCGTGGGCTTCGTCAGGTGCCGCCACCATAAAGTTGGGGCCTTTATACTGAACTTCCGCATCCGTCATTTGTTGGTAAAACTTTTTCCACAGCCGCAATCTACGTGTTTTAGCGTGAGAAGGCCAAGAAACCATCTGTCGTTGAATTAAAGCTTGTAGATGTTTCCATCGCTTAGATTGCTCAGTTGGGCTAGAAG